ATGCCACAAGTGATTTCACAAACATGCAAGACCAAAGGAACAAAACGCAACGGGCCTAAGCTGTCGTTGGAGGACGTAGTGATGGAGTACGTTGAGAGATACGGCTTAACCGAAAAAGCCAGAGACTATTTTCGGCAGCAATCCGAAGAAGATGGCAACCAGAACACTGGTGATCGCAACTAAGCAGGATCATATCGACAACCACATTTCTTACGGCACTGCGGCAGTGGTAAAGGCGAAAGAGCGTTGCCTCTTAGTATGCGACAACAAAGCGCCCGACTTGCCTCGCAAGGTTCATCACAAACCACGAAGCGATACTTTTTGAACCAAGTGCGATCTAAAATTCGATAGGCTTGAAACCACATGGCCCAATCACGGATGCGCTCGATTAGGAGCCTATCCTCATCTTGAAGGTCGTAGTGAGGTTCAACGCCAGGATCCTGATATCTTGCATACAAAAAGAACCGCTCGCGAGCGATCACCGCAGCTTCTCTGTCGGAGAGCTTTGAACTAAACCCTGCCTGCTCGTGTACGAGGCGCGCTATCGGCAACAAGTCAATAATCTCGATGCCGTCGTCCACGAGAATTCTTGGCTCACGTTCGAACTCTGCGACGTACTTGATCATCGATCTCTCCCGGGGTGCACAATAGCTCAACTCCTAGAAGCTAGATTGGTTCAGCTAGACGTCACCATTTTTAACCCCGATAGTTCAATTACTCATGTTTTCAAGGGTCATTGAAGTATTTCTGCTTGGCTCCAAACACACCTGTGCGGGCTGCCCCTCCTCGACGGCGTCGAGGATGCAATCTGTCGCGATGATCTGCCCATTGGCTCGATCGAGCGCCTGCACATGGTCGGTCAGGATCACCCCAACATCGGCCAGCGTCTCGGCACGCCGCTCGGGCACCGTGACCGGCTGGCGCAGCGGCTCGGGCACATCGGGAACGATATTGCGATATTCAATCCTGGGCGTGCAGGATGCGACCCAGAAGAGCGCGGAAATCGTCAGGAAGCGGCGCATCGAAATCTCCTTTTCGGAAAGCGTCTTTGACCTGCTCATATTCGGCGGCGGCGGCGGCCTGTCGCGCGGCCTCGGCGCGGGCCACATCAGCAGCGGCGCGAGCTTGCGCGCGGGATTGCTCGAGAGCCGTCACAGAGCGCGTCAGGCGGGCTTTATCGTCGCGCAGGCGGTCGACGGTGCCAGACTGCCACCAGAGGGCCGCGCCGAGCCCCAGAACGGCGGCCAGCGCGGCGATGAGTGCATAGCGGGTAATCATCGGCCGAAAGCCGTGGTGGGCGGAGAGGCCGCGCCGCGCATCGCCTCGATCGCGGCCTCGAAGGTCTCGGCATAACCGGCGATCTTTCGGGCCCGGTCGGTGCCGTTGACCACCCGGCGCGCGTTCAAATAGTCGCCGGGCAGATAGTCATGGAGCGCCTTGCCCGTGAACCATCCATCACAGCAACCACGCACAAGGATCTTCGCCGCGATCGAGGGCTCGAGCGCCAGGTCGGGATTGCCGATCAGATCTATACCCAGAACACGCGAAGCGAGAGCGTAATTGCGCCGCCCGGTGATCTGGACATATCCACGCCCCCGGTAGCGCCAGCCGTCGCCGGGCTCTGTGTTGCCAAGGCGCGGCCCGATCCGCCCCCATGGCTCGTATTTGTCGAAGTAGCGCCGCCCACCGCGCTCCGTGATCGGCTGCAAGGTGTTGGCGGTTTCATGAAAGGTGGTCGCCAGAAGGTAGGACCGAAAGGTGATGTGTAGCCCATCAGTGGCGGCCAAGAGTGTGTTGCACCCATCAACCTGATCCTGGCTCATGCGCCGGAACAACGGACGGATTGTGTCGAAAAATTCCTTCATTTGCGCCTCCATCTGGGCTTGGTGAACACGCATCCGGGATAGAACGGCGCGGTGAAAATCGAGTATCGCCCTCGGTGCGGCTCAGGAATTGTCAGGTGCCGCGCTTTGAGGATGTGCCAGAGGCCGATGAGCAAGATCAGATTGACCACCAGATTGATCGGCCCGGGCCCGACGCGCATGACGAGATCCGCGTTGATCCGCCAAGCGACATCCCAAACGAAAAGGCGCGGAAAGGCAGAGAGCGCACAGATAGCAAGCCCGCGTGCCAGATAACCGGCGGCGCTGCGCCCCCAGAAATCGAGATGCGGCATGAAGCCCCGCGCGGCCAAAACACCGGCACACAGCAGAATGGCGGCCAGAAAGAGATTAAGGGTCGCCAGCATTCCGAGGCTCCTTTGCTTTGAGGGTGAGAAGCTCATCGAGTGCACGTTGCAGGCTTTGGCGCTGCTGTTTGATCAGAGCCAACCGGCGCTCTTCGAGCGCGAGTTTCTCGGCTGATTCCCGGATCTTCTTTCTGGCCTTCCAGGGGAGCCGGATCATAGCGAACGCCCCCTGATGGCCTGCTCCAATTGCTTGAGGGTGCTGAGCACATCCTGCTCGCGCCGCACTGCATCCTTGGCGTGATCATTGCTCTGCTCGATCAGGCGATCTGTCAGCGCCTCGGTCCTATTGCGTTCGCGCACCCACGCCCATGCCAGCCCGGCGATGACGGCTGAGGACAACCCCCCGCCGAGCTGATCGATGATCGCGGTCCAGTCCATCACACTTCGATTTTTGCTGCCGCGCGAAACAGCTCATCGAGGTCTTCCTGCGTCAGACCAGAAGCCTCGCCTAAGCTGTTGATAGCGGCACTAGTGCGACGAAATTCCGTTGCCTCGCTCCAGGCCAAACGAAACACTTGGTCTCCCTGCTCTACGATGGCCTCGACTTTCTCAAGGATTCCCGCCTCCAGCATCGCGGCCTTTGCTTGAAAGCGGCTCACCACCATTCCCGCCCGCTCAGCAGCCAGCGCCTCACCATTACCGTTTCTGATTTTGATGATCATTTGCTCGCTCCCTCGATCAAATCTGCCTCATCGACAAACCAAAGATTACGAGCGCTGCGGTCGACCGGGATTTCGGACGCCTCAACTATTCTATAAGGCCGGGGTCGGGCCTCGAAATGACCTTTGTCATAAGTGCTACCGACTGTGACGCCTTCTTCCACCAGCCCGCCGTCAATGTCTTCCTGTGTCACCACGCCCTCGCCTGTCTTCACGAAAACCTGCCGGGGGGGCACATCCTTTTCCGCAATCTCTTCGAGAGAGAGACCGCAGTTCGCCGGAATGAGGACGGACAACCGCCCATCATCGTTCATAAAAATAATGCGCTGATCACTCATGGGGTTACTCCTATTGGACAATGATCACAGATGCATTCTGCGCGTCTGCGGCGGATCGGAACGGAGCATTGAGCGCATGAAGGCGAATTTGGCTGGCCGTCTTCAAAGTTGGCGCAGACGAATACCCCCCCTGCAAACACAAGGCCAAAACCTCCCCGCCCGAAGACGAGCAAGAACCAACAAATGCGTAGTTCGCGCTTTCCAGTGCTGTGGCAAAGTTGATCGTGTAATCGCCCGTCCCGTTATCGGTGATGCTTGAGACATTGTGGCTGTCAAGAATTGCTACGCTGCCAGTGCCGCTGAAATTCACCCACGCCTTAACGGCCTGTTTTGCAATAACCGCCTGCTTGGTCCGCAGCGGGGTCATCACCTTGGTGTTGTCTGCCCCGGCCTCGGCCTCAAGCTGGGTGGCTATGTCCTGCCTCGAAAGTTGCTTTACCCAACTTCCCCACACACTGGAGTATCTGGTTAGGGTCCATATCTCTCCAGTGACCTGATCCAGTAGAAGGATCGCCGGATCGCTGGCGTTAATCTTGCCGTACCAGGCCACCCCGTAGGTCACCCCCGAAGGTTTGTTGGCCGTGCCGGGTTCCACCCTAACGATACTGACCGGCGTGGTCGTCGTCAGTAGGTCTGAGCTGACAGGGGGGTTCCCCGCCGCCCCCAGTCCAAATATTCCGTTGAGGTGATTTACGGGGATGCGCCCTGCAGTGGCGTCGGTAGGTCCGGACATCACCGCCTGAAAATCCAGCGCCGTCCCGCCTGCATTGACCCGAAGAAGCTGAAGCGCTTTGCCCGCAATCGGCGGCAAATCACCGGCCTGCGCCGCTGCCACTGCCGCATCCGCCTGCTCATCCACAAAATCGGCCACGTCATCCATGTACTCGACCAACGGCTCGAAGAACTCGATATTGGCCTCGGCCCGATCTTTGAACGTGTCCGGCTCACTACGCAGCGCCGGGGGTGGCACGACAGGCTTGACGGGTTTAGACATCAGACAACTCCTTGAACTTCGATTGCAATTTCGGCGTAATCCGCGCCGACATAGACCTCGCGGTAACCGCGATAGAACCCGTAACCGATGGCCGCGAACTCGCGACGATCGCTGGCAATCCAGACGGCCGGCACACCGCCGCGCAGCCGCTTGAACGACTGAACAAGAGCGAAGAGGCGGGATCGGTCGACCGAAATACTGAAATCGAACACGCGCGTGGCCGGGCGCTGCACCGTCTCCAAATCGCCGTAGTCATCGACCTGCACATATGAGAAATCGAGCCCGGAGAACCCGGTGCCGTCCTGTTTCGTCTGGCCCATCTCGGTCAGCTGGCCAAAGACGATCTGCCCCGCCTGCACATCGCCCACCGACCGGCTCAGCGTCACCACGATCCGCGGCGTGCCGAGCACCGGCAGATCGGTGAGGACGAACTCAGTGAGCGGCGTGATTGGCTCGGTGAAATACGCCAGCCAATCGATGATGGCCGAATTGTCCTGCATCTCGACCGTTTCATCATAGAGCTTCTCGGCGCCGGAATAGACCTCCACCCGAGCCTCGCTTGCGAGGATCTCGAACCCGGCAATTCCGCCGATGAACTCATTCGGCGTGAGCTCGACCTGGATCGATCCGGGGTTGCTGGCGATGCGCGATGGCTTTTGGTCGAAGAGACGCCAGGGATTCGTCGCGCTGATCAGCTGCCAGTTTTGCGGATCGGGATTTTCGATCAGCGGATCGGCGAGAGCTGCCATCTCAAGATCGGGGTTGTTGCCCGTGTTGTCGGACGTCAGTGAGCGATAGACGGAATGTGTCGCGGTGCTGATCACCATAGCGCCCCGCGCATAAGTCGTGGCACCGCTCCACTCGGCATAATCATCCTCTGGGATGTTGATGTCGGTCAGCGTGGCCTCGGTGACCTGAAACGGGATCAGTACCTTCATGACGTCACCCCCAGGTTCGCCCGCCGGGTCTCCTGATAGAGCTTGTCGGAAAGCCGGGCGTTGTTGATGTTGCCCTCTTGAATGGCCCGCACCACATCTCGCAGCAGATCATTCGTGTCCTCTGCCGCACGGATTTCCTCGAGCGTCGCACGATACCCATCGGCCGAGGCCGCATAGGCCGCGTCTGCCGAGGTGCGATAGAGCGGGCTGTCAGCGAGACTGTTGGTCAGAGCATCCGCGCCTTGCACGATCTCGGCAAAGGCCGGGGCAAGCTTGATGAGCTCAGCAGTCAGCTCATCATCGCCGAGGCTGTTGGCCTCATCCACCAGAGCCCGGAAAGCGGCGCGCGTGCGCGGCAGGGCATCGATCCCGAGATCCGCAAGGCTCGCGGACAGCAATTCCGTGGCTTTGGCCGTCCGCTCTGCATCGCTGTAGAAGCCTTGGTAATATGCCGCCGTGCTGCTGGTGAACCCTTCCAGACCGCCGAAGAGGTCAACCAGGCTGCTCGCCGCATCCGCCCCGATCAACCCCACGTCCTTGAGCTGCAGGCCGAGCAGGTCGAACGCTCCGTTCACATTCGCCAAGCTTGAGCTCAGCCGCTCCAAGGTATCGAAAGAGCTTTCACCGGCACGGGTGAACTCATCGCTGGTCAGCACCCGATCAGCCATGCCGATTGCCAGCTTGTCGAGTTCGGCCTGCAGGTTCTCTTCCAGCGTTTCCGCATGAGGCCCGCTGGCCCAGATCGTGAAGGCCTCACCGGCAAAGCCATCGATCGCATCTGAGGCGAGGCCGAGCGTATCTGCCATGCTTCTTACGGTGTCAGCTAAGCCAATCGCGGTATCGTCGAGCATGCGCTGCATCTCTTCCTCGAGCGGCTTGTAAACCGTCTTCGAGCTTTTGAACGCGCCGCCCTTGTAGAAGTCGAAAGACTGCACATCGGCGCCATCGGCGCCAAGACTGCCGCGCACACCGCTGCCATAATAGCTGCGGCTGAATGCTTTGCTGAGCGCAGTTGCAGCCAACGCCACGGCCCCGATCACCGGAGCAGCTGCGCCAATCGCGCCAGCGATCGAGGTCAGGGTCGGGGCGGCAATTGCCGCACCTATCTGGCCGCCGATCGAGGCAAGCCCCATGCCAATCCCGCCGCCCGCGCCGAAGACTGCGCCAATGGTATTGCCGAAGCCGCTCATGAACGCGCTTCCGATGCCACCAAAGCTGCCCAGAAGACCACCGGCGCCGCCGCCCCCGCCGCCACCACCGCCGCCAATGGCAGCTTGGGCGGCTCCTGCCACGCCATTTGTGCTCAGCCCGAGGCCTATGACGATCCGATTGCGCGCAGCCGTCACAATCATCTGTGTGATGAGGTTTTTGAAACTGTCGAGGATGTCGTTGGCGAAGCCTTTGAAATCCCGGAAACCGCGCCCAATGAAGTCACCCCAGGCGTCAGAGATATCGCCCATCAATGGCAGCTGATCGGCCAGTTCATCATTGAGCTTGGCGACTTCCTTGTCATAGGCACCTTGCGACAAGCCCGCGTCGAGAAGCTTGTTCAGATGTGCAATCTCGGCGTTATACTTCTTGACGGGATCCGCTTCGAACTCGAGGCGCTCGATCTCATCGGCCAATTCCTTGGTTGCCTTGGCCGCGCGGCCCGCGCTTCCACCATCCTTGCCCGCCTGCCCGACACCGCCGCCAAGATCGCCCATGGTTTTATTCAAACCATCGACACCGGCATCGGCGCTTTCTGCTTCCGTCTTCGCGGCACTCATCGCATCGCGCAGCGCTTGCACAGAGGTCAGCGGGCGCCCGGCAAGGCCTTGCAAGGCGCGGCCATAGCTCGCGGTGCCCTCGGCATTGGCACGCAGATCATCCGCCGCGCCACGCATGGCGTCCGGGATGCCAGAGGTGTTGATGTAGTCGGCATTGAACGCATCGGTGAAGGCACCTTTGACCTCGCCGAGCACATCGACGGCATCCCCCACATCAAGCTTGAACCGGTCGAGGGCGCTAAATTTGATCGGGTCTTTGCCCACCGCCTCACGCAGCGCATTGATTGGCGCCAGAACGCCTTGCATCCCTGTGCTCAGAATATCGATCAGCCCATTGACGGCCTGAGCCCCGAGGCGCTTGAACACGTCGGGCATCGTCTTCCACCCGGCGGCCACGGCCTTGGCGGCACCCGCCCACGCACCCACGACCTTGTTCACCGCTTCCAGAACCTTTTCGATGATCCCTGCAAAGCTCGACACCGCCGTCGCCCGGATATTCATCCAAGCCGCCTTGAGCCGCATTTTCATGCCCTCGAAATAGGTCACGATGCGCCCACTCACTTCGACCGCGACGTCCTTGAGAAGGCTCATCGCTGCGCCAAAGCCGCCCGTGGCCACGACCAGCTCCGAGAATTTCCCCACAAGGATGCCGGCACCCACGACCAGCGCGCCGATGCCTGTCGAGATCAGCGCACCGCGAAGCGCGATCAACGCCCCTCGGAACGAAAACGTGGCGGCCTTGGCCAGCACAAGAGCCCCGACATAGCGCGTGGCAAACACCGCCGCGCCGACAGAGGCGATCCCCGCCAGCTCATTGAGATTGTCCTTGATGAAATTGATCACATTGCGCAGCGCGCCGCCCTGCTGCAGCGATGCTGTGAAGCTCTGTGCCAGCGCGGTCAGGGTCGGCGCCACGCCGCTCACAATCTCATTCTTGAGGCCGGTCATGGCCAGCCCGACATCCCTAAAGGCCAGATCGACATTCGCAAGCGAGGCGCGCGTTTTGTCATCGAGGATCGCACCGAGCCCCTCGGCCCGCTCACCGAGCCGCGCCATCTCAGCACCATTGTTCTGCAGCAGCGGCACAAGAGCGGTGGCATCAGACGCCATGGCCTCCATATAGAAGGTCATCTCCTGCTGGCTCACCCCGGCCTTTTCCAGGCTCGAGACATAAAGCTGCAGCGCATCTGGCCCGGATAGCTTTTGAAACTCGGCAGCGGTCACGCCCACTTTGGGTGCGATGTTCTCGAAGAAATCCGCCATGGGGCCGCCGCCGGTGGCCACAAAGTCACCGACGCGATCTTGTGTGTCCTTGAGAATATCGGCGAGCTTGTCCTGCTCGACGCCAACAGACTGGGCCGCCGCAGACCAACGCTGAAACTGCACCGGCGCGGCACCGGCCATTTTGGACAGACCAGAGATTTCGCGCGCCGAGCGCGCCGTCGAAAGCGTCAGCGCTGTGAGACCTGTCGCCACGACAGTCGCGCCCGCCGCTGCCGCCTTGAACTGGTTCTGCATGACGCGCAGCTGCTTTTGCGCCTGCTTTGCGCCTTTCTCAAACCGCGCGCTGTCGAGGCCGAGATTGACGCGTAGCGCGCCGATGACCGATTGGCTCATGGAATGTTCCGATTGTCTGGGCCCCGGGGTGAGGCTGTGGGGCGGGACGGGCTACCCCCGTCCCGCCGTCTTCTTCTGCGACAGAGAAATGAGGAACCCGCGCACCTTCGCATTGGCCACCTCGTTGGAGATGGCCTTACGGCCTTCGGTGCTGTCCTCGAATTTCGGCATCTTCTTGGGATCATGGAAGGCGAAGCTAATGAGCTGCGCCATCTCGTAATTGCGCATCCGCGCCAGCCGATGCTCTGTCTCGATCCGCCGCGCCTCACCTTGCAAGATCTTGGAGATCTCGCGCGGGGTGAGATGCCAGAATAGATCGTAATCGCGCCCTGCCTCGAGCCAGGCTGTCAGCAGGGCGTCGATCAGGTCGCGACGGGTTTCGCCTTGCGGGCCTTGCTGCCCGCCTTCCCGTTTCCCGAGGCGCTCCCCTGGGCCTCGGGGAACGCGGCCGTGGCCATCTCGCCAAGAACCCGACCAACCTCATCCATGCCCATTTCTGACATGATGTCGCCAACCTCTTCGAGGCTGTGATCGCCCTCAATGGCAATAGACATCAGATTGCGAATTTTCCTGACATCTGTATCCCCCCGCTCGAGAGCCGCATAGAAATCGATGACGGTTTCGCCTGCCATGTCCTGGTAATCGCACATGGCGTTGATCGAGAGGCGCGCCCTGTAGGACACGCCCCCAGCTTCGAAAGATACGGTGCCGCGACGCGCGCTCATGCTGCGGTGCCTTTCGTCCAGGTCACCGCACCCGTTGTGCGGATGTTGATGTTCATCTCGACCGGCGCACCGAGATCCCCACCTTCGGGCACGGGCGTCGGGTATCCCGAGAATTCGAACACGTCGCCCGTGCTCTGATCAACCGCAGGCACCAGCGTCGTGCGATACATGATCGGTGTGCCGAGCGCCTTGTCGGCCAGCTGCTGTTCATAGCCCGCCGAGGTATAGCCACAGGGCACCGAGATCTCGCCGGCATCCTTGAGGCCCGGGATGTACTCGCGGAACCCGTCGACGCTGTCGAGGCTGGTCACGTCCTGATAATCCTGCGCGGTGGTTGGCACGGCAATGCCCTTGCATTCGGGGATCGCGTCCCAGGTCGTGCCGCCATCCGTCGAACGCTCGACGCTCGCCCCATAGGCGATGATCTGTTTGCTGCTCATAGGAGCCTCCTAGATTGAGTAAGTGATGTGAAAATCGAGCGAGACGCGATAAGGCTGGCTGACCTCGTTCGACCCACCCTTGTGGCTGTCACGCGTACTCGCATGAAAGACACCCTTGATCCCGCCACCGGCATGGCCGCTGAGAGCAGCACGCACGGCACGGGAAATCTGTTTTGCTTCTCGATAGGACAGCGCATCGCAGTCGACCTGGATCCGGGCCAGATCGAGACCGCCCGGCTTATTGACCAAATAGCCGCCCGTGTCGCTGATCACGGTCAGGAGAACGCCTGGCAGCGGCTTACCCGCCGGATGCTCCCCATAGTTCACCGTGGTGCCGACAAGCCCCGAGACCCCGCTGTCAGCCAACAGCAGGGCGCGAATGAGTTCTTCCATTGTGGTTTATCCTTTAGCGGCCCGCCGGGCGGCTTTGCGCTCGGCTCGGGCAACACTCTTCTGAATTTCGTCCCATAGCTTGGCTTTCAGCCGCTCAAGCATCTGCTGCTGATCAGCATCCCAAGCGGGTCGCATGAAGGGCTGCGGCGCGGTACCGGGATGCCGCGCGCCTTTGAATACCCCGCCCACAATATGCGGCGCGGTCCCGAACTCGACCAAGTGCCCGTGCCGGCCACCGTCGCCGAGCTCATATGACGGGCCCACGAACATTTCGACCGAAGCCTTGTCATCGCGGAACATGCGCCGATGCATCCGGCCTTGCCGCTCGTCCAGCTTGGTGCTGATCGTGATCGACTTTTCCAGCGCTCTTTTTTTCTTGCGTACAATCGCACGCGCCTTTTCAGCCAAAGGCTCGGCAGCATCTCGCAATGTCCGGCGAAGAACACCCTTGCCTGCACTTTTGCTCAGTTTTTCCAGCTGGGCATCGAGATCCCGCAGCCCCTCAATCTTGAAAGACACGCTCATTGCTTAGCCAACGCGACACAGTCGATCTGCAGTTGATAACGCCGCCCGACCTCAGAAATCCCGATAATCTCGTATTCGAGGCCGCCAGAAGCAATTTGATCCTTCGCCGTCAGATCGCGCGTGAATGACGTGGATTTGACCACGAAACGTGTGGCCAAGGTGGCGTTGACCCAGCCTGCATCGGCCTTCTCAGATGCGTTCATATCCACGCGTGCCGCCCAAATAGGGTCACCGTAGTCCGCATAGTCCTCGATCGACTGGAACCCATCATCGACCAAGTTGAAGCGGCGGACCTGTATCCGGCGATCAAACCGCACTCGGCTCATGCCGCCGCCCATTCGACTGGGCGGGAATACCGGCTTTGGCGCATCAGGATGCGACTGCCAAACGATACCATCTCGCGCTTGTCCTTGTCGGGATTGATCCCTGCCTCATACCAATCGCCCGCGATCAGGATGATCGCCTCGCGCAAGGGTTGGGGCACCTCATCCGCTCCGACCTCGGCAGTCACGCGCACGGCAGCCCCGTCGGAAACAGAGGACCAAAAGCCAGAGGCGAAGACCAATTGCGGCTCATCATCACCTTGCTCGAGCGCCACATCGGCGAGCGGCAGCTCAACCCATGTCGACCCATCCTGCCATTCGATCTTGGTCACCGCGTCCACCGGGGCGCAGGGAAACCACCAGCGCAATCCGCCAACGGCACGAAACGTGATTTCGACCGAACGGGCTGTAAGGGGGCGGTTGGTGCCGGTCTCCACCACGGCCTGAGCAGCGGCCAACAGGCCTTCCAGCAGCGCATCGTCTGCTGTCTCATCTGTCTCGATGTGACGTGACCGCTTGAAATCGGCCACGACCACCGCAGCCGTGATAGTATCCAGCGCCTTCATTGCCGCCCCCTCAATTGCTTTTTAGATCAGGCGGTCGGAGCTGCTTTTTTGGCAGCACCACCGGAACCGCCTTTGCCGTCCTTGCCATCGTCGACTTCATCAGCAGCATCGGGTTCACACTGCACCCACGCGGGCTTCTTGCCGCCGGTCAGGGTTTTCGCTTTCTCCGGGTCGAAGGAGGCGACATCGTTTTTGTTCCAGCGCCCGTGCGTCCGGGTGCATTTCAGCGTCACTTTATCAGCCATCGGGCTATCCTTTCTCATGAGGGAAGCCGCCCCGGCGGAATACCGGAGCGGCGGTTGGTTCTGGGCCCGTCCGATACGGGCCTCAAATGCGGCTTAGATCGACCAGCCGGTGACCGTGGCCCCCGAGATCGCCGCGTCATGCATCGGCGCGAGGTCGTGCTCGCTGATGGCGCGCATCAGGGTCAGATCGTTTTGGAACGCCGACACCGGATCCCCGGACTGGTTGACGAACGTCGCCTGGTCGCTGGTCGCGATGGTCAGGTTCAACGCGTCACCGATCATGATCTCCGAGAAATCCGCGAAGGTGATCTCGGTGTCGGACCCGGCGCCGAGGTTGTTCGGGATCTGCGAGCTGGTGAAGATCTGGTAGCCCTTCAGCTCGCCGGTCTTGTCGATCGACGGATAGAGCGGATAGCCATTGGCGTCACGCAGTCCAGCAAGGAAGTTCTTGGTGCTGGCACGCATCGCCCAGCCCGGAGCCATCATCGAAACATCCGCATCCTCGACCAGGTTAACCAACGAATTGATCAGCGCCTCGACAGCGTCAGCGGTTTTCGCGGTCTCAACCTTCCAGTTGGGGGCAAGGCACCAGCTCTTGAGGCCTTTCGGCGTGCCGCTCGTGCCGTCATTGCGCAGGAAGGCGATGTCTTCGCGCGCCGCCATCTGCATGACCACGTCATTGCGCACGACACGCGCCATGGCGACGGCCGATTGGCGCAGCAGATCATTCGAGATCGGCACCAGTGCCGTCAGCTTTTTGAACGCCATATCGACATTGTCGAAGCTCGGCTCCGATTCAACGATGGCCGCTGCCTCCGTGCCATAACCCGCAGTCGCACCGCTGGCCAAACGCGCATGACGCATCTTGCCCGCAGGGATCGGCGAGGGTTGCGCGCCCGCCTTGCGCACCACCACCTTGGGCCGCAGCAGGTCGATAACCTCTTGGGCCAGCGGTTGCGGAATGGTCACGCCGCCAGCGCTCGCGGTCGCGCCCGAGAGCACGGCGGAAATGCCGGAATGGCCTTCTTGATCCAGATAGCCGGCAGCGCCCGCACGATCGCCCTTGTGAATGGCCAGAGCCCCCACGATGAAGCCAACGCCCATGGCCTTATCTGCCTCGGACTGCGGACGCGCCGCAGCGGTGATCGGCGAGGACGTGCCGCCACCGGTGGCCTCATCACCCCCACGCGCAGCGGCTGCCTGCGCGGCCTCGACGCTTTCGGCGCGCCTCAGGGCCCCATCGGCCTTTTTGAAATCCGCCTCAGCGGTGTCGAACTCACCCTGCGCCGTGGCAATCGCTGCCTCGTCGGGCGTGTCGGCCTCATCGAGTTCGGTGAGCTTTGCGGCTGCCGCCTTCATGGCCGTGGCCGCCGCGCTGCGCGCCTGGCGCAGATCGTTGATGTCCTTCATGGCTGTATCCTCTTTGAAGGGTGGTGGCCGCTTCACGCGGCCCACGGGTAAACACCCCGCCAGCATGGCCGGCCGGGCTGGTCGCACTCGGGTTGCCCCGCGTGAAATTCAGGTGTTGGAGATTGCGAGCGCCAGCCGGGCCCGCGCCGACGCGCTCAGAGCCCGCGCGCCAGTCGCGCCGGGTTGACCCGCATAGGCGGACAGCACTCGCTCATAGAAGGCCGCACGCGTCTCGGCGCCGTCGGCCAGATTGCGCGCCAGCGCCTGGTCGGTGCGATACATTGCTCCGCCATCGGCTTCATCATCGGTCACCGAAAGATGCTTGGGGAGCCCCGCACGATCGAGGCCGCGCCCCGTCGCTACCGCATCGAGAAAGGCCGCCTCTGCCTCATCGAGGCTGCGCTGAATTTCGGCAAGGCCCGTTTCACTGGTCGGGTTCGGGTTCTTGGCGCGAGCATGCGAGGAAAGATGCACGCCCCATTGATCGCCCCAATTGTCGGGCTTCACCGGCCATACCGAGCTGCGCATGGTACCAATGCTGCCAAGTTCGCTGCCCGGGATCATCGTGATGTCGCTGGCTTGCGAGGCAATGAAATAGGCCGCCGAAGCCGCCATCGGATTGACCAGAACATGCACCGGCTTGATCGCAGCCAGCGCGGCCACGGCTTGCGCCGCGCCTTCGAGCCCCATCACCATGCCGCCGGGACTGTTGACGTCGAGAACAGCGGCAGAAACATCCTCATTTGCTGCGATCTCGGCGCAAGCGGCCTCTATGCCTTGATAGGTAGCCCAGCCGAAATACCGCTCGAGCACCTCCGAATCCGGTGTGAGAATGCCCCGAATGGGCATCACAGCAACACGGCGCGAGACAGCAAAGCGCTCGCCACGCCGGATTTCCACCGGGCCACCGGCCATCACGGGGCCTGCCGCCGGATCAGTCGAGCGATCCGGCCACACCTCAGACAACAGAAGATGGCCGCGCTCAAAATCAAGCGCCATGATCTGGCCGCCCAGATGCGCGCCGATGCTCGACGCCATGAATGGTGCCGCGTTCAAATTATGGGTCATTCGTCGTCCCCCTCTTTGGGTTTGGCCGTATCGTCGCGCGTCATGTTCGACGGTGGATAGAGAACATCGCCGCCGTCGATCGGCTCGCGCCCCTCGGCGATGCGGTTTTCATTGACCGTGAGCCACGGCCCGCCCACGGCTTTGGCGGTGGCCTCATAGCGCTCCTTCATGGTCGCCTCCATGAGGGCATCGTAATCATGCACCAGGTGAATACCCCGCTCGCGTTCGGCCCGCGTCAGCAGTCCGATCTCCATGTAATCCTCGACCGGCTTGCCCCAGTGGGTGAGGCAGTCTGTCTTGTAGTCGATGGCCTGCTGCTGGCCATTTGCCTTCACGCCATACTCAAGCATCTGAAGCTTGGACGGTGGCATTCGATACATGGCCGCCAATTGCTCGCGGTCAAATTTCCGACTGGCGAGCAGCTCTTGATCAGCGGCGGAAATATCCAGCGTTTCGATATCATCATTAGGACCGATTACCGGCCATCCTTCAGCGTCCGGATCCCGCATCATGGCCCGAATGCGCTTTATGCCGCGTGTCGCAGCTTCCTCATTCTCGAAATTGTCTTCCAACTTCACATAGCCGCGCAACTGAGTGCCCGAGGCTGTCCGCGCTGCCGCCTCCTGCCCAGCCAGCGCGAGCCCAACCGACTCGGCTGCCACGCTGAGAGGGCTGCGCCCGGTCCAGCCATCGGTTGCCAGATAACGCAGATGCACCATCGATCTCGCCGGCACTCGGCGAGATACCCCTGCCCCGTCCTCGAAATCATAGAACCGCGCCCGGCCATCCCGGAGAATATGGCACCGATCGTTGTGGATATACTCGAAGAAGAGCGGCTGGCCCGCCCCATCCCGCGGCGCATAAGCATGGGCATTGCCGCGCAGCGCAAAGGAGTAAACCAGGCAGAACCGTGTCCCGATAGCCGGTACGCCAAATGTGCTTTCCACATTGAGCAGATAGTCCAGCGCATGCTCGGTCACGCGCACCAAACGGCCCGTTGTCTTGTCTTTCTGCATGACATGCATCGGCAGCTTCGACAGGTCACCTGCGATGATATTGGCACAGGCGAAGACTGTCGCGTGACGCTGCGCGAGTTCAGGGGTGACGCGCGGCAAGGTTTTGACCCGGCTTTGCGATCCGCCGATCCACTGGCCCAGCCATGGATCTGGTGACATGGTCCCGCTTTCCCCAGACGCGGCCGCCACGACAGGCGGCTCGACCCGCGCGGCGCTCTTCGCGCCCCCACGGCCTATGATGCGATCCAGCAAGCTCATATCGATCCAACCTCCGACCGCTTCTTCTTGGTTTCGTTTGCCGTCGCGCGTCCGACAGCCATGATCATTGCCACCGCCGCATCGATGCGGCCTTGGCTCTTCTTCTTGTTCGGCTTGATGTTCTCAGCCGCATCCTCATCCCGATGGACATTGCCCACCTGCCAGGCCAGCACCGGGTTGCCGGCATGTCGCAATCTGTTTTGCGCCACCCGCTCCTCGACCCGTTTCATGGGCCCCGACATGCTGGCAAAGCCCTGACGGTGTTCGACCATCGGAAACCGCATCCCGTCGAGCGTGTTCGCGAGGTCTTTCATCCCCCAGGGATCGAAGGCCACCTCCTGAAGATCGAACTTTTCCCGGATCCAAGCGAGCCGATTGACGATCTGTCCCTCGTCAATCACCCCGCCATGATGGACCTCGAGCCACCCCTGATCGCGCCAAGCAACGTATTCGCGCTTCTCGGTCTGCGCCCGCTTGATAAAGCCAGCCTCGCCCGAGGGCAGGAAGGTCCATACCCAGACATAAATCTTCTCTTCGATCGGCACCGCCATGGCGATAGCAGTCGTGTCGACCTTGTTCGACAAATCGAGCCCGACCCAAGCCTTGCGGCCAAATAGATCGCTTGGCTTGAAAGGCGCCACGGCCAAGCCCCGATCCCAAGCCGCCTGTTCGATCCATGCCTCAGCACCCTCCGTCCAAAGGTTCATGTGGAACCGTTTGAAGTTCGGCATCTGCCCCGCAATGATCGAGGCTTTTTCCGCAGCCTTCCGCACCTGCGCGAGCGGCTTGCTCACCCCAAGGTTCGGATTGCCCATCGCCCAGGCTTCCGGATCGAGAGGATCTGCATCAGCAGGTGGCTCAGCCACATAGGCGAAGAAAGCGTCATCCTCGACCTTGCCGCGCAGCACGCTTTCAGCATAGTCGCGCAGCTCGCCGCAAAGGCTCTTTCGGTTTTGTCCAGCCGTCGTGATCACCCAATCGATGGGCTGCGATCGCGCGATCATCGATTCCACGATGGTCTCGGCCAGCTCCCGATCGGTCCAACGGTGCATCTCATCACGGGCCAAAAAGCTCGGGTTGATCCCGTCCGAGGAATTGCCATCCCGCGACAGGCAGAGGATCGAGCCATCCGTCTTGCCCGTCTCGATGATGTGCCGATGAGCCTCCATAAAATGCGGCAAAAACGGCGAGCGTTTGATAATCCGCTTTAGCCCTTTGAACAGAAGCCCCGCCTGATCCCGTGTCGTGGCGGCGCAATAGCCTTCGGGTGCCGCTTCCCCGTCGAAGAGCTGAGTAAAGAGCATCGGCACTGCGGTGTCGGTGGTCTTGCCGTTTTTCTTCCCCACCTGGTGATAGGTGTCGCGAAAGCGGCGAAGCCCCGACTCGCTTTGTTTCCAGCCGAAAACCGAACCATGCCGAAACACCTGCCACGGCTGTAAGGTCATCGGCTGGCCAGCCAACGGGCCTTGCGTGTGGTGCAGCATCCCCGCGAAATTGCAGATCGTCGATGCTGCCTCACAGTCGAAATAGAACCCGCGTTCGCCGGCCGTCTCGAGATCGAGCAGATGGCGCTCGCAAGCCAACCGCACCATCTCGCCTGCGACCACATTCCCCTCGACAACCTCGACAGCATACTGGCTGACAGGGTGATCAATCGGATCCATCAGCAGACTTGCCCTTGAGCTGGCGCATCAACTTATCAAAGAGATCGCCTTGGCCGTCCGACCCCACACGCGATTCATCAACCGGGGTGAGGCCGAACAGCGCCGAGTCGCGCCGCATCTGGTTCATCGCTTCCTGCTGCGCTCCCCAGGCGGCAGTCTTTTTCTTCTGAAGCCCATTGCGGGTCTTCACCTCGTACCACGCCCCTTCGAGCTCGATGTCATTGGTGGCCCGAATGAAATTCGCCACCGCCTCACAGTAGCTCGCAAACTGATAGCGATAGTGCGGTTCAAGCCGCGACATACGAGCGAGCGCCGGTGCGAGCTCTTCCCAAACCTCGCGCCCAAGCTCGGTCAACATGCCCGGGGCTTCCAGCGTAGGGCGCGCACCGTCGCCTTTCATCGGGATTACATTGCCCGCCGGTGTGGGTTTCGCGCCTTTCATCGCTCATCAAGTCCTTTCATGCCCTTAAAACTATGGGCTTTTTTCTCCAATTCGACCGGTGCGAAAAGACTGGTCCCCACGCCGGTCCGAGGCAAAAGGCTATGATTTTCGGATAGCCCCCCCGTGCCAGACCTCGCGGGCCGTCTTTCTGGAATGGCAGGGCTTGCAGAGCGCCTGCCAATTGGTTCGATCGAAGAATTTCGCCCGGTCACCGCGATGCGGCTCGATATGGTCAACCTCGGTGGCCTCAACCACGAGGCCCAGCTCTCCACAATCGCAGCAAGTGACTTGCCGAGCGAGGAAGGCACGCCGGCCATCTTTCCAAGCACGGGTGGCATACAGCTCGATGCCTGCCTGAGCCTCGCGACCGAGCTTTGCCCGCGCACGTCGAGCAGCCTGTTTGTCTAACCGCTCCTGCTCATGCCGATGACAATGCGCGCCACCATCGATGGATAGATCATCGCAGCCCGGTCGGCAGCAGACCTTGCGGATCGCCATCGCACACCTGTGATTTTGCGTAGGGGAAAGAGAAAGACGCCCTTCGGTTTCCCGAGGGCGCCTTTGTAGATGTTGAGCAAGAGATAGGCCGCTGATGAACCTTCCGTCAAATATTTTTATTTCGATGCTGCCGGAATCTCGTCCTATCTAAAATGCACAGCCGAGAAGTTCGTGCGCGATACCGGCCCCATCATGCGATCGAGCGCCTCGCGCAACGCCTGCGTCAGCGCCTTGATATGATCGGACTTCACGGACCAACCATGGGCGCGCAGAACATCACTCATCGTGCCCTCTTCCAGACAGATGATGTCGATCAGACGCCGATCCGTGATGCTGACCCGTGAGCCACGGGCCGAAGGCCGAATGCGCCGCACAACCAGCGCCGAGCCATCGCCTATCCGATTGTGCAGCGCCGCGATTCGCGCGCTGTCCCGCAGCACCGCATCCATATACCCGCCGCCATCACTGCCCGAGCCGCGTTGCGACAGGCTTTCCATAGACGAGCACTTCATCCCCGCACTCGCATGCTTCTCGACCAGGTCGCGATAGAAGCGCCCCATCGCCACCTGCGACGGGCTGAACGGCGCGGGCTTCTTGTGACGCGCCGCCTTCGCCGCCATCACGTCAAAGCTGTCCGCCCGCTGCAGCGTCTTGCGCCCCATGAACCCGGAAGGCTTCACCTCAAAGCCATCGTCGCCCTTCGGATAGGAGGCCATCATCTCCACCATCCGCACCGGGCCCCGCGCCGGCGCCTCCGGGATCTCGGGCCCCACCTCGGACGGGACATAGCCCTTCGCCCGCACCGCATCGAGCCGCGCCACCTCCGCCGCCTGCCGCTCCGCCTGCTCTTCCATCCGCGCCCAGATATCTTCAATCACGCTCATGCTGCTGTCCTCTGCTCTTTGGCCTTGATGATGTCGAGGCAGCGTCGCCGCGCCTCCATGTAGCGCTGCAACCAGTCCAGATCGCTCGGGCTCGCCCGCCCCGCCTCGCGCTCCCGCTGGATCTGCGACCGCTTGCGCTGGTTCGCTTCCGAGCGGTCCCGGATCTCCTTCATGGCGAAGTCATTCGGCGGCATGCCGAAGCGCTTGAGATAGCTGAAGAGCTCAACCAGATAGCCGCCGGACTTCGCAGCCTCGCCCGCACCGGACTGCAGATAGGAGCGCACCAGGCGGCTCTCGCTGGCCGGGGCCTCCTGCAGACGCCGCGCCCAGTTCATGATCGACACCTCGGCAGGCCAGATGTTCTTCTGCGGCCCACCGGCATAGCGCTCGACCACCTCGGCCAAGGCCTGCAACCGGTCTGTCGCCATATAGGCCAGCCGCGCCTCGAGGCTCGACAGGAAGCGCTCATGCTCCTCGACCTTCTGACCGCGCTTGCGCATCATGCCTCCGCTCACCAAAGGCTCGATCAGATGGAGCCTGACCCGCGCCTTGCCGTCCTTCAGTTCCTGACCTTCCAAAGCTCTTCCCCCTCTTCTCAGCAATCCGACTTATCCACAGGCTCATCCGGTCGAAATTGGCGCGCCCGGTAGTTTCTTTTTCTTTTGATTTCTTCTCGTGTCCTTTCAGCGGCTCGGTTTTCGGAAAAAATAAAAACTTCCAAAAACCGCTTCAGGAAGTTCCGGTTTCTTCCGGCGGAAGATTTTGGGAAGAAATCACTGCCGCGAGGACAGGTCATTCAAAGCCTCCCTGACACGCTTCAGCGTGGCGCTCCCGCCCGGATATTGGGCCTCGATCCAATCGCTGATCGCGTTCACCCGTTCTTCCATCTCCGCGATGCGCGCGGCCCCCGGCAGAGCTTTCAGATGTCCGATGATCGTGCCCAGGCGTTTGCGCATCCGCTCGTCGGCATTCCTGGCGCCATTGCGCTTTCTGGACCCCAAGGCCTCTCGCGCCACCTCGGTGACCACCGGATGCGCCAAGCGCACCTGCCCATTGTCGCAATGCACCCGATGCCAACCGTGCAACGGCGAGACGTCCCGGCTGTTCAGCTCGCGCCACCGCGTGGGCGGGATACGCAGCAGAAAGGCCAACGCCTCATCATCACAAGGCAGCGTGCCGATAGGAGTTTCATCTTGGGCCAGAAAGAACAGCTCCATGCCGAACCAACCGACTTCGGGATCTGCATAGCCAAAGCGGCGGAACTCGCTGCCCCGCCATCGCTTCAGGTTCCAAGGCACAAAGTAATGCGAGTCCAAACGTTCGGTTGAAGAGATCGGATAGATCTCGATGTCATCTGCGTCCACGACCTGGAGAGAGCTGGCCTTCATGGCTTCACCTCCTCCGCGACACGGGTAGCAAGTTCCCGGTAGATCCGCCGTCCCATCACGCCACCCCCTGCTCTTCGAGGTGACGCCGGACGCCCCACAGCACCCAGGTGCCATCAACGCCGGCCAGAGAGCAGACCATGAAGAAGTCCTTGCTGCCGAACCAGCGGCGGGCTGCTGCTGTTTCAGTGGCATGATCGGAAGCTCTTGGCGCTACCGCGAGGCGAAATAACTCTTGCAAAACAGCGCACCACAGCGCGCGGCAGCTGCGCGGGTCGATCTCATCGTCAGTGACCAGCTCGAAGGTGGGGCTTTGCTTGCTCATGCGACCACCCCTCGCAGATAAAAAAGGTGCGCCGAGGACAGGGAGGAGTACCCCGACCTCATCGAGGACGGGCCTCGGCGCACCAGTCGACAGGACCCAACCGCCCGATAGGGTCCAGCCAACAGGGAGAGAAAGGTGCCCCGGCGCGAGCAGACACAAGCATCCGGGGCACAAGGCTGGCGTCGCGCGGCAGAAGGCCCACAGGCAGAGGGCCAAAACGCAGACGCCAGATCCCGCCGCTGGGATGGGACTGAATGGCGGCGGGGATAAGAAAGCAGACGCGGCTTCATGCTGCGCGATCCATGTGTTTGAGAGCATGCTCCAAGAGCCGATCAGGATGGCTCGCGAATTCAAGCATCACCTTGTCACCCGTCGGGCGAGACACGCCCGAAAGCCAGTTGCAAGCCGTCTGAAAGGTTACGCCAAACATGTAAGCAACCGTTTCGGCCCGGCCGTAATGCTTGCGCAGGTAGTCGGCCCAAATTTCTGCGAACTCGATCCTCATCCGATACGGATCAAAGGCCAAACGAGCTCTCCTCTGACGCACTGACAAGTCAAAAACATTGTCATGAGACCTTTGAGCGCATGCCTGCGAAGATGGGTAAAGCTCTGCACTAGATGAGCGTGTCGGAAACGTAAGAAAAGAAACTGATGCGGACTTCATGCGGCATCCTCCGAGGAAGGGACGGCCTCACATTGCTGCCTATTAACGGGCGACGATGCGACAAAGCTGAAGAGATACATGGGGCACTCGATGCCTTCTTCATCACACATCGCCTTGATGAGGATGTACCATTTCGCAGGGAAGCAGTTGGACGTGGCGGCGTTGCTGACAGTCGTGAGACCAACCCCGACGCGATCGGCAATCGCGCGCCGGCCCAACGTATCACATATGGTCGAAACAGTGGTCATTCCCGACCATTATTCCAGAAAATCTGGAATGTCTAGATTTCAGAATTAAGAAATTCACATTTTCTGTAAGTAAGGTACACCAAACATATGGATTTGTTGACAAAAGAGAAATTGGCCCGTCGCCACGATGACAGCGTTGAAGCCTGCGCCATTCGGCTGCGCGCTGCCCGCCTAATGACAGGGCTTTCACAAGCAGACGCGGCCGCTGAAGCGGGCGCATCCAACACCGCACTCAACAACGCCGAACGCGCACGTAACTACCCCCAGACAAAGGTTATGCGGTGGCTCTACAGAGCCCACCGCGTCGACTTCAACTTCCTCCTGGCCGGCGAATTCTCACAACTTCCCGCAGACGTACAAAGCGCTATCTTCGCGATCCTTTCAGACATGAACGAAACGCCTGCAACGGATCAAAAATCCAATTGATATTCACTCCCAACCGTGAAAGGCGGGCAGCTGATTGAGCAATGAATTTGTTCATAATTGACCCATTCCTGTTCCGGAACATTTAAGGAACAACCCGCGATTGTGTCAATGTTTCAATCCTGCAGCGTAAAACTGATCGCGCCCTAAAATCACTCCACCGCGTCTCCAAACACGCCGACCAACACTGTCACCATTACCCGCGAAGACTGAGGAACATTTGAACCCGCCCAATCGGACCAAGCCTCAAATCCGCACCCACCCAGGACGCCCCCGGGCACATTGAGAGCACCGATTGGGTCGCGTGCGCCATCGGCCCCCGCGGGTTAAGGGGGAATAATTCGCACGGCAACTCACATTTGACGCTGCCCCCCAAGCACCCCGAAAAGCACATACCGTAGGTTAACCCCCTATTTCCAATGCCCTCGCCACATCAAATTCTCCCAATCCCCACGCCAAACGACCAATCGCCAGCAATCAAGAAACTAAGCGGCACCAACCCATCATCCATATTTTATGAATATTACAATTGCTACTCCAGAAAATATGAATTACCTTTGCCCCTACATTAGGAGGCAATCATGTCCAAACCGCACACTTTCGACACCGCTGACATAACAGCTGCCAAGACCATTGTTAGCAACCCATCCGATTATGCCGGGGACGCTCAACTTCGCCTCGACGCTTACGCAACTCTGGTCAAAGCGCGCGGCGGTGTATTCCGAGCCGAGAACATCCCCCAGATGATGCCGGTAGAGACCAAGCCCGACCCCGAGCGCAGTGAACTGACCCGCGCCATTGAGCGCGCCCAGCCCGCTATAAGGGCAGCAGCAGCCCGTGTGCGGGGCCTTGGTGGCAACGCGGCATGAGCTCTCGCCAGCCCTTTCACTCCCTCTTAACCTCGCAGCAGGCCGGCATCCTGTGTAATGACGCGCGGTTCCAGCGGTTCGCGGCAGAAGCTTGCGACTGCCAAGGGCGGCAGTTCAATGAAAGCGCGGCGGCGCAGTTCGTCAGGACTTACTGCAAGATCGAAAGCCGCCGGCAGTTGGATAGTGACAGTGCAGCCAAGCAGAAGTTCCAGATCTTGCGAACAGAGTTCGATTGCTGGACCGGCAAGATCGCTAGCCAACCCTGCAGCTTCTGGCACGCCGACACCCTTAGCTGCGGCCGCCCTGGCGGATGCCACTACGATCAGAAGACAAGGCGCTGCGAGTGATGCTCTTGATGTTGAAAACCCCAAAGCCCCAAAACTGCAGCCCTAGAGCTTGCCTCCCCTCGAGAATGGCTATCAGTATGCACACGGTTCCCTACGACCATACCTCTGATGCCAGCGCTCTTGCAGTCAGAGGTTACTCTCCTCCGAGCTGTTCACATTCAGTTCGGGGGAGCTTTTTCGAAATCACTGGTTCTTCATTGGCGGCCAAACTTGCCAACAAGGATATTCGCGCTACCTGCCCGAACATCACCGCTCACGGCTGCGCTCCCCTGCTAGAGTTTCCCTCTTTCCTCGGCAGGGGAGCGTATAACTCTTGGCTTGCGACTCAATTGGAGTTGCCCTCCTCATTTTGGGCCCATTGGCTTTCATCGGCCCGCCAAGATCCAGCACCAAGCGCACAGCCCGCAATTGCAGAGTCCGCTGCACGCCCTTATCGGCCATTCGGACTGGGTGCATAGTCCCATGGCCCCTTTTCTATTCTTCCTTCTCATTTGCATCTCGCTCTTCATGGCAGTGGGTGTCACCGTCTACGCATTCTTTATGGGCCCCCGCACCGAGGAGGCGCCCAACACCCCCGCCGCCACCGAATTTGAACGCAGCATGATGCGCGCGCTCGATCGCATGACGCGGATGGGCGAGTGATGGCCAAGGTGCTGATCGGATGCGAAACAAGCGGCATCGTGCGCGATGCCTTCCTTGCCCGCGGGCATGACGCTTGGTCCTGCGATCTGCTGCCAGCTGACCGTCCGAGCAACCGCCATATTCAAGGCGATATTCGAGAGGTGATGAAGGCCGACTGGGATCTGATGGCCGTGATGCATCCCCCCTGCACCCGACTTTGCAACAGCGGCGTGCGCTGGTTGTCACGTCCGCCGGCCGGGCGCAGCCATGCGGACATGTGGACTGAGCTCGAGGAAGGTGCCGCACTCTTCTCTGCCGTCTGGAATGTCGCGCATATTCCCTGCATCGCCGTCGAGAACCCCGTGATGCACCACCACGCCAAGAAACGGATCCTCAATTACCAGGCGCCGGCACAGACTGTTCAGCCGTGGCAGTTCGGCACTGACCCAGAGGGGCCTGACAACGAACGCAAGCGCACCTGCTTCTGGCTGCGCGATCTTCCGCCATTGATCCCCACCGGCACTCTGGATGGGGCGACTGCGCGTGACAGCGTTCACAAAGCCAGCCCTGGCGCCAACCGATGGAAACTACGCTCGAAGTTCTTCCCCGGCCTCGCCGCCGCCATGGCTCGCCAATGGGGCGACTACGCCTCGCACCAATATGCGGCCCGCGCCGCGTGAGACTGTGACACAAGAAAGTAAAACGGAGATCCTCATGACGCATGATTTCACTCCCCGTTTAATGGCCGCTCGTGCCGCCGCCAAATTCCTAGGGATCAGCGAAAGCAAGCTGCGCTCCCTAGATATCCCGCGCAAAACCTTTGGTGGGAACATGGTCTGGGACAGGACCGATCTTGACGCGTATGCCGACTCCTTGCCCTATGAAGGCAAGGAGGAGCCCCCATGCAACGTAGATCAGTTATTCGGGGTAGCACGGTGACCTTGAAGTATTTGACGAGCACAACCAACTCGGCAGGTACGACATACTACTACCTTAGAAAAAGGGGGCAGTCGAAGGTTCCCTTGGGAAAGGGACCAATAGACTCCCCCGAATTCCTGTCACGTTACTCTGCAGCGATGGGAACAAAGAAGACACCATCACGAGCTGCAAAAGATAGCCTTGGCCATATCATTGAACTATTCAAAGCCAGTGCGAACTATAGAGCTTATTCTGAAGCCTATCGCGGCACCCTTGGTCGTCATTCTGATGCGCTCAAAGAGTGCTATGGATCGGCCCCCTTCTCTGAGATCAAACCGCATCATATTAGATCGGATCTATCGCAGTTATCACCTCATGCTGCAAACGATCGGCTAAAAATCTGGCGACTGTTGTGCCAGTATGCCTACGATCACAACTTTGCCGACCACGTTGCCTCAGATGGTATCAAGAGGGGCAAGCTCCCTAAGACTGATGGCCACCGCCCATGGTCTACTGCAGACGTCAATGCCTTTCGAGCGAAGTGGGAAATAGGATCAGTACAGCGTCTATGCTTTGAGCTTCTTTTCTGGACGGCAGCACGCACAATTGATGCTGTCACCCTCACACCATCCATGATCGGCGCGGACGGGGTTCTGACCTTCACTCAGGCAAAGACAGGAGGCAAGGCCTACGTGCCTTGGAATTGCGCCCTACCAGGTTGGGCGAAGCATTTTGAAACGGATAGAACTCTTTTGAAGGCGTGCATAACTTCAACAACCTTTACCTTTCTTGAAACCAGCAATGGCAGAGCTCGCTCTCGTAAGGGTCTCTCAAATATCATCAGCGCAGGGGCAGCAGAAGCGAAGCTTACGGGACTTTCCGCTCATGGCCTGCGAAAATCTAGGCTTACAGCAATTGCTGAAGCAGGCGGATCCGCATCTGCAATCATGTCATGGGGTGGGCACAAGAGCCTTAAAGAAGCAGAGGACTATGTGTCCACTGCCAACAGAAAATCCGTTCTCATTGGAACAGAACAAAAACAGAAAAGTGCCAACACAACCTCCAAAAGTGCCAACAAAACTCGCAACTAG